AAAATACAATTTGTTATCATTACATCGGAAAACAATATACATTTTGTATTGCGTAGTTAGAATACGTTTTGTATATTCACCTCATCGAAACGAAACATCGACAGCTGAGCGAAGTTAGCCAGCGGCGGACAGCAAGTCGCCTGCTTCTTTAACAAATCAGACTGAGTGACAGGCAAGCCGTAGCGCTCCTGGCAAAAAGAAATGGCACCCGATGGGATCGAGGTAAGCACTGAGTCCGTATGCGTACGGTAGGTGTAGAGGACCACGCTGCGATGAGCTGATAAGTCACTCAATTTGAAACGCTCCGATGATGGGGCGCTGATTCAACTTAGAGGAGTGATTCCAATGGAGCACTAAAGCGGACGGACCGCACTTTCAAGCCGCAGTAATGATGCGGCCCCGAGTCTCCATGAGAGAGCCAGACGCAGGTCCGAACTGCGACATACCGCTGGTCAGGGTTAATCGAGGAAAAGGGTATGCCGGTAAAGCAGAGCGAAAGCCAGGCGCGCACCGGTTATGAGCGGCGATGAGCGACAGGTACTCAAGGGCATGAGCGCGGCCACTGCGAGAGTGTGGCGAAGTGCTTTGGGGTGAGTTTTAGGATGACGCGAAGGCGGCCGGATACTCCCACGTAGTGGCAGTCGTAATGCCGGCAACTCACCACCAAAGCATTTCTCCCGCATCAGCGGGTAACGACAGAGGGTAAGACAATGGATAAGGAGCAGTTAGCAGAAACTATTAAAGCACTCAGGCGGCGCCAGATGTGCGTCAGGGAAAGTATTTCGATTCTCCGCAGGCAATGGCAGGCAGATCAGAAAACGCTCGAAGAGTTAATGCCAGAAGCGATTGCAGCCGGTCTGGCTGTTCAGCTTGAAATTGATGAACCATAAGACCCGCTCCGGCGGGTTTTTTCATACCTCAGTCGCTTCACAGAGGCGGCTTAGTTATGACAACCGGCGGCCATCCACCGCCACTTTTTTTTGTTTTGCCGCACAAGCGCAGAAGTCTTGTATTAACCGTTCCGTTCGCCGCGATAAGGCCAAGAGGAAATCATGGCAATTGATTTTGAAGTCAAAGCTACAGGTATTGATGTTTCAATAAGTGGTTACCGCGACCACGTAAATTTAGAAGTTCGTGGCGTGGAACTTTCAGATCTTGTATCTGAAATTGAAGAGAAAGCGCTCTTTCAGGAAATCGATCTTGATGACTATATCGACTGGGCTGAGGCTGCTGGTCACATTGAAGACATTCTTGATCGGCTTGATGTAGATGAAGTTATCGCATGGTTGCGCAGCAACGGCCACCTGGAGACTGAATCATGACAGTCACCCACAACGGCAAGCAGTACACCGCCAAAAAGCTCAACGATAACGAGTGGCAGCTGACGTCGGTATCGACTCCGCGCGAAAAGTTGGTGCTTAACCGCTGGCAGATGCATATCGCTGGCCTCCTGAAACAGGTTGAGGTGAAGGTATGACCGTAATCGTCGAATGTATTGAGACTAATGGCGACTGGACTGTCGGCCATCGTTACGCCGGGGAATTGGTCTCTGGCGGATTCTTGGCTCTGAAAGATGATGATGCTGAAGATGATTTCGAATGGACCGCTGATTCTCGACAGGAATATGACCGGGAAACAGATGAGTTCGAAACCATCTGGTTTTTACCAGGCATAGAAGGTGTTTCGTTCAGGGAGATTGAGTAATGGTCAATCACTACGGCACTACCCCGCTCATTCGCCAGTGCGTCACACCCGGCATGATGGCAATGCATGAGGGTCGCACCTATCGCGTCTCAGCAGTCATTCAGGAGCGCAAATGGGTATACCTGCACACCGATGCAGAAATCATCCGCCTCAGTGACTGCGTGATAGACGTCCTTCTTGACGGCCACGGCAACCCTATCCAGCACTAACCACCATATTCAACCAATCGGCCTGGCATTACGCGGGCGGGATCTGCACATCCAAATTTCAGGAGAAACCATGAGCGAAGTAACGGAATTAACTGTCATCGAAATCAATCCGGAGCAGGCTCCAGTGCTGTACGTAGCTGGCGGCCTTGATGCTTACCTTGAGCAGATCCGCCAGGCAGTAAACGAAGTGCCGGATCTGTCAACGAAGAAAGGCCGTGACCGTGTCGCATCTCTGGCGGCGCAGGTATCGCGCAGCAAGACGGCAATCGAAAAGCCGGGCCGTGAGTACCTGAAACGCCTAAAAGAGGCTGTGCGCCCTGCTGAGGCCGAAATTAAGCGATTTGTTGATGCCTGCGACGAGCTGCGCGATGCCACCCGTCGACCGCTAACCGAATGGGAAGCCGAGCAGGAACGCATTAAGGCTGAAGAAGCCATGAACGCGCTGCACGCCGAAGCGCTGGAGATGAACGAAGAGTTTGACCGCCAGCGCGCTGCGCAAATCGAAGCGGACCACGAAATGGCTCTTCTGATGAATGACAAGTTTGACCGTGACCGTGAAGAACAGCGGCGCCAGGCGGAACAGGCTCAGCGTGAGCACGAAGAGCGATTGAAGCAAGAAGCTGCAGACAAGGCCAAACGCGAAGCCGAAGAGAAACATAAAGCAGATTTGGAAGCTGCAGCTCGTCGTGAAGCTGATGAGAAGGAACGCGCTGATGCCGCAGAGCGTAAACGCAAGGAAGACGCTGACCGTGCAGAACGCGAGAAGCAGGAAGCCATCGCAGAAGAAAAACGCAAAGCGCAGGAAGAGGCAGATCGCATCAAGCGTGAAGCTGAAGCGAAAGAGAAAGCCCGTCTGGCCGAAGAGCAGCGCAAAGCCGACGAGCAGGCAAAGCGCGAAGCTGACGTGAAACACCGTAAGGCGGTCGGCACCAACATCGTTAACGCGCTCACCAGCCACACCAGCTTAACCCGAGAACAGGCTATCGAAGTTCTTACCGCTCTGAAAGATGACCTGATCCCCTGCGCGAAAATCCATTACTGAGGCAACCATGAACGCATACCTCACTTACGACCGCATCGAAGATCGGCGCTGGGTTGAGCAGCAGCTCACCGACGAGAAAGAGAAGTGGATCGACGGCCGGGCGCAGCAAATCATCGAAATGATGCCTAAAGAGCCGTCAGGCCTATTCCACTTCACGGTCCCGATCGACTCCAGCCCATACGCAGGACTTCGCAGCGATAAAGCTGGCGAGGTCTACAACGATTTCATTTCGGCAGTTGCTTACGCCCAGGCGGAATACGACTGGGAACACCGTACCGGCTGCCCGTTCTAAGGAGGGATTATGAGCTTAACCCTTGTTGATTTTGTCAAACAACAGGAGCCGCTTTTCATTAAGGCGGCCACTGACGAGCGGATGGTGTGGGCGAAGGAAAGTCAGTTCGCCATCCAGCTATTTCAGAACAACGACTACCTCGCGAAAGTCGCATTCCAGAACCAGACCAGCACGCAGAACGCAATCATCAACGTTGCGGCAATAGGCATTTCGCTAAACCCAGCTCAGAAGCTGGCTTACCTGGTTCCGCGTAAAGGGGCTATTTGCCTCGACATCAGTTACATGGGCCTGATGCATATTGCGCAGCAGTCTGGCGCTATTAAGTGGTGCCAGTCGGCAATTGTTCGCAGAAACGACCAGTTCCGCCGTGAAGGGCTCGATAAGCCGCCGATCCACATCTACAACGATTTTGACACCGAAGAGCAGCGCGGGGACATCGTAGGCGCGTATGTTACGGTAAAAACTGACGATGGTGATTACCTCACCCATACGATGCGCATCGATGCGATCTACTCCATCCGTGACCGGTCTGAAGCATGGAAGAAGTACAAATCTGACAACAGCAAGAAGTGTCCATGGGTCACCGATGAAGAGCAGATGATCCTCAAGACGGTTGTGAAGCAGGCAGCAAAATACTGGCCGCGCCGTGAGCGCCTGGATGCCGCCATCGACCACGTTAATACCGAGGGCGAAGAAGGTATCAACTTTGCAGCAGAGCGCCAGCCAGAGCGAGATATAACGCCTCTTAGCGAAACCACACAGAAAGAGATTAACGATCTTCTCGTTTCTCTTGATAAGACATGGGACACCGATCTTCTCCCTCTCTGCTCACGCATTTTCAAACGCCCTATCACGCAGCCAGCCGACATGACAGAACTGGAAGGTGTTAAGGCTCTAGGATTCCTCAGGCAAAAGGCAGCAGCATGACACCTTCTCTCCTTTCATTGTTGCGAAGCGGAAAACACAGCATTCGCGACATGGCAAAGATTTTAGACATTACAAGGTCTCGCGTTTCATGGTTCATCGCCGAGCTTGAGCGGCGTAAGTGGATAGAAGTCACCAGGTGCGCGATATGGTTTCACGACGGCACCCGTTCAAATAAGCAGAACGTATACAGGGTAAAAATATGACACCAGAAATTATCCTGTCCCGGACCGGTATTGACGTAACCACTATCCAACAGGGCGATGAGGCGTGGCACCGGCTGCGCTTCGGCGTCATTACGGCCTCTGAAGTGCATAACGTCATTTCCAAACCGCGCTCCGGCACCAAATGGACGGACATGAAGATGTCCTATTTTCATACCCTACTCGCCGAGGTGTGCACCGGCGTAGCACCAGAGGTTAATGCCAAGGCGTTGGCCTGGGGAAAACAGTACGAGGAAGACGCCCGCACCCTCTTCGAGTTCACCACTGACGTGAAAGTCACGGAGTCTCCGATCCTGTTCCGTGACGAGAGCATGCGCACTGCGTGCTCTCCTGACGGCCTGTGCAGTAATGGATTCGGCCTCGAATTGAAATGCCCGTTCACCTCCCGCGACTTCATGAAATTCCGCCTTGGCGGTTTCGAAGCCATCAAGTCTGCGTACATGGCCCAGGTGCAGTACAGCATGTGGGTGACCGGGAAAGACGCCTGGTTTTTTGCCAACTACGACCCGCGCATGAAACGCGAAGGTATTCACCACGTCGTCGTTGAGCGGGATCCGCAATACATGACCGATTTCAATGAAATGGTGCCGGAGTTCATCGAGAAGATGGACGAGGCGCTGGCGGAGATCGGTTTCACGTTCGGGGAACAGTGGAAATGAAACGCACACCCTTCTACCGCAGGCCCGGGCGAACCGGGCAATTCTCCGGCCTCCGTGAACGCGTTATCTGGATGATTCAGACGCGCGGCCGCCCGGTAACCGGCAGCGAAATCGCTGAGAAGTTTGGCGTAACGCTCATCGAGTTTAACCGGGTCGCCAACGGCATCACCCGCGGCTCCGGACAGATAGCGCAGATCGTTGAGTCGAAAAAATGGCTCAACGAGGACGGCATCTGCGACCGGGCATTCGACCTGGTCACGAAGCCAAAAGTCGTAACACCGCAGGGTAAATCGCGCCTGTTCACCCGGCGCGCCATTGAGCAATCGCAGGAAGGTAGACGGCAGGAATGCATTGAACGTGCCGCCCGCCGTCGCCGCCTGATTGCTCAGGGCCTCTACATCGACGAAATGGAGTCCATCCTATGCCTCACGCTCACGACGACATCAGGGTTGGCATAGTGTGCCTTCCCTTCATTGGTAACGGCTGGCTAATGCCATGGGGTGAAGTGGTCAGCAATCCATTAAAGGCGCAGCGGCTAGCTGAGGAATATCGGGAAAGGCAGGAGGCGGCATGACAGATGCAACAATCTTGGACATGTGCTGCGGTTCTCGCATGTTCTGGTTCGATAAGCAGGACGATCGCGCGGTTTTCAGTGATATCCGCGCCGAGCAGCATGAACTTTGCGACGGCCGCCAGTTAATCATAAGCCCGGACCTTATAGCTGATTTCCGTGCCCTTCCCTTTGCCGACAACACTTTCCCTGTAGTCGTGTTCGATCCGCCACACCTTGAGCGCGTCGGAGATAACGCGTGGATGGGGAAAAAGTACGGCCGACTGAACAAAGAAAGGTGGCGCGATGATCTGCGTGCAGACTTCGCAGAAGCATTTCGGGTGTTGTGGCCACACGGTGTACTCATATTCAAATGGAACGAACGCAGATCCCGGTAAGCAATATTTTGGCGCTGACTGACGAGAAGCCGGCCATATGGCAACGAACAGGAAAAGCCGACAAAACCCACTGGGTTATTTTTGTGAAAGGCGGCGCGAAATGACAGGAAATTACTCTCTTATCTACGCAGACCCGCCCTGGTCTTACGGCAACACCATCAGCAACGGCGCTGCTGCCGATCACTACTCCACTATGAAGTTAATCGATATCAAGCGTCTGCCAGTGTGGGAACTTGCCGCCGAAAACTCGGTACTGGCGATGTGGTACACCGGCACGCATAACCAGGAGGCTATCGAACTGGCCGAGGCCTGGGGTTTTACCGTTCGCACGATGAAGGGCTTTACCTGGGTGAAGCTGAATCAGAACGCCGAGCTGCGTATCAACAAGGCGCTGGCCGAGGGGGAAGTCACCGACTTTTACGACTTTCTCGATGTGCTTAACGCCGAGACGCGCATGAATGGCGGTAACCACACCCGGGCCAACACCGAAGACTTGCTGATTGCTACCCGCGGCGCCGGGCTTGAGCGAAAGCACGCCGGGATTAAGCAAGTAGTATACAGCCCGCTCGGCGCGCATAGCGAAAAACCGTGGGAAGTACGCCACCGGCTGGAGCTGCTTTATGGAGATGTGCCGCGTATTGAGCTGTTTAGCCGCAGCGCGGCGCCAGGCTGGCACCACTGGGGAAATCAGGCTGAATCACCGGATGTAGAGCTTTTCCCGGGTAACATTCAGGCCATTTTTAAAGACGGATGGAGGGTAGCTTGATGCATACGACGCCAGCAAATAAAAATGCCATCCGCGCCGCCTGTCGCCGCTGCACCGAAGAAATCCAGCAGGCCATGCGCAAGAAGCCAAAGCCTAACTGGAACGAAACGGTGCCTCCCATCATCAACAAGCATCACAAGAAAATTGAAGCTCTGGGAGTTAGCCTCCTGGAGTTCGTCGTTTACACAGGTCGGCTTAATCGCCGCTTCGGAGTAGAACAATGAGCAAGGTGACTTTTGTCGTAGATTTTGAGGATGGAAAAGAACCAGCAGTGCATTCCCGCATGAACATTCTTGGCGGAGAGTTAGCGGCAGTTGCGTGGAAAGATGCGATTAAATCTGAGGTTGTTTCTGTTAAGGATGGCTTGCCGGCCCCTAATCAGCAGTGTTTGTTATTTGACGCTAACGGCGAGGGTTGGGTCATTGGTTGGCGCTCAGTTTGGCTTTCAGACTGCATGACTGAAACTGGTAACTGGGATTGGAGCTATCAGATTGAGAGCCTGGATGATGAGGAAATGAACATTACTCGTTGGGCACCCACACCTCCGGTGCCAGAGGTATGAAGTCACTAATCTCCAGGTCGCTATCGCGGCCTTTTTTATTGCTGGCGTTCACCTTCAACCGAATTAACCGACAGTTCCGGGAGCATTGACCATGGCCGACATCATCGATACCGCAGCAGAGATTGAAGAGCTTCAGCGTAACGCTGCCCTTTCCGCTCACCGGCTCAACCATAACGCCGTATCAGCTGAGCATTGTGAAGAATGCGACGAACCAATTCCGGAGCCGCGGCGCGCTGCCGTTCCCGGCTGCCAGACGTGCGCCAGTTGCCAGTCTGATTTGGAGCTTATTCGTAAGCAAAGGGGGTTGTGATGTGTGATATGCCAGCTGTCTTTGGGCAGGAGCAGCGAAAGGCCCGCAAATAGCATAAGTGCTGCGAGTGTGGAGTCACAGTTAAGCCAGGCGAGCATTACACGTATTCGCACGGCGTCTGGGATGGAAGCGGACAGAGTTTCAAACAATGCCTCGACTGTGCGGAGGTATCGAGCGCCGCAGCAGCATCAGTTGATGACCCGGAAGATGGCCCTGCATTTACCGGTTTGCGCGAATGGTTCATGGGTTATTCATGTCGCGAATTTAATGGTGATGAGCTGGTTAAACATTTCGCCTCCGACCTGAATGTAGACGAAAACAAAATCCGCAAAGTTTTGCGAATGGGGACAGCCAATGTTCCAGCTAATTCAACGGGGTCAGATTTACGCTGACCAGCACGGTTGGCCCGTCATCATCCACAGCTGCAAATCACAGATAGTCCGCTACTGGCGACAGGGCCGGATCAACACAGCTTCAATCGACCGATTCAACAATGACTTTGAGCACCTCGATCCCCGTGAGGCGGCACAGATACGCGCCGAACTGGAGACGAGTGAGCATATTAAATCGCTGCGCGCCCAGCGTGCGGCATAAGGAGGAATATGAATTTCACTATTGGCACCAACAATCAAAGCTGGGATGGCAATGGAATGCCTCCAGTCGGGACAGTATGCGAGATAGCAGCAAGCACGCCACAGTTGCATATCAAGCACCCAGAAGGATCGGTCGTGAAAATTTACGCGCACTTCACTGACGATCGAGGCATTGAGTTGGCTGCATTCGTTGATGAAATCGGTAAAGTCGGAGGGGTTTGCACCTACAAGTGTTTTCGACCTCTGAAAACACAAGAGGATAAAAAGCGCGAGCTACTGATCGAAACAGTAGACGGACTAATTGATGGATTTATGAAATCTTCTGGTGGGGATTATTCAAAACTTGGAGCGGTGGTTGTCGATTATCTCTCGCTGCTGAAAAAACTAGAATGACGCAACTGATAGCCAGTTATGAGCTGGCTATTGGGTGCGAAAGCACTGCTCCGTTATCCCTTTTGCCCGGCCACGCGCCGGGCTTCTTTTTGGGAGTTCACCATGCAATCAAACCCTATGACCTGGCTCATCGCCGCACTTATGGCGCTGGGCGTTCTCATCTCATTTCTTCACGAACCGGAAGGTGTGCAATGGCTGCTTTTAATGTGGGCGCATTAGTCCAGAAGAAGACCGGCGGACTGACGGGGATAGTCGAAAGCCTGCTGGAACCGGAAAACGATAAGGCACGGGTTTATGTCGCATGGGACGGCGGCACTTATCAGATTCATTACGAATACGAACTCCGAGCGGCCACGCCAGACGGTCCGCAGTTTTATAAAACGATGTCATAGGAGCGACCATGAGCGAAATGACCTTAATCGTGCCCAACGACTGGGTAACAGAAGAAAAGCTGGTCGAGATTACCGGCCTTCGCCCGGGCACTATCGAGCGGGCCCGCAAAAAATGCTGGCTGGTCGGTCGGGAATATCTGCATGTTTCCCCGGACGGCGTGCCGAAGAAAAACAGCGAATGCATGTACAACCGCAAGGCTGTCGACCAGTGGGTTGAGAGCATGTCAAAGAAACAGCCGGGTGCGCGCCAATGAAGATCCGTTTATGCTTAGCGGGCTCTTGGACGTCAGGAGGGAATAATGGCTAAGTCAGCATACCCAACAGGCGTGGAGAACCACGGCGGAACACTCCGCATATGGTTCCTCTATAAAGGTAGCCGGGTGCGTGAAAGCCTCGGCGTGCCGGATACACCAAAAAACAGAAAGGTCGCTGGCGAGCTGCGCGCGTCGGTGTGCTTTTCGATAAAGACCGGCAACTTCAACTATGCAGCGCAATTCCCTGGCTCACCGAACCTGAAAAGGTTTGGGGTGGAGAGCAAGGAAATCACCGTGCTGGAGCTGGCGAATAAGTGGCTGGAACTGAAACGCATGGAGATCAGCACCAACGCTATGTCACGCTATTCATCTATAGCGCGCAACATGGTGCCAAGGATTGGCGGGGACAGGCTGGTATCTGCAGTAACGCAGGAAGACCTGCTTTTTATCAGGAAAGAATTGCTGACCGGTTATCACACACTGAAGGCTGGGCAGAAAACGCCAGTTAAAGGCCGCTCAGTCCGGACGGTCAACAACTACATGAAGATCATGGGGGGCATGTTTAAGTTTGCCGCCGACAGCGGGTATGTCAGGGTGAACCCGTTCACCGGGATCGCCATGCTTAAGCGGTCACGCTGCGAGCCTGATCCACTGACGCGCGAGGAGTTTGTCAGGATGATTAACGCTTGCGCCCACCAGCAGCTGAAAAACATGTGGTCGCTGGCCGTGTACACCGGCGTGCGCCACGGCGAACTCGTGTCGCTGGCCTGGGAAGATATCGACCTGAAAGCGGGTACGATGATGATCCGCCGGAACCACACGTTAACGAAGGAGTTCACCCTTCCGAAAACGGAGGCCGGAACGGACCGCATCATTAACCTCATTCAGCCGGCTATCGACGTGCTGAAGAGCCAGGCCGAATTAACACGCCTGGGTAAGCAGTATCAGGTTGAGGTGAAACTGCGCGAGTATGGCCGTACTGATGTGCATCCGTGCACGTTCGTATTCAACCCGCAGATCGCACCACGTAATGGCCGTGCCGGGCATCATTACGCAGTGGGGTCAATTAACCAATCGTGGGAAGCGGCAATGCGACGCGCCGGGATTCGCTATCGCAGAGCATACCAGTCCCGACACACGTATGCATGCTGGTCGTTGGCTGCCGGTGCTAACCCGAACTTCATCGCGAAGCAAATGGGCCACACCGACGCCCAAATGGTTTACCGGGTGTACGGATCCTGGATGGCTGAAAATAACCAGGACCAGGTACTCATCCTCAACCAGAAATTAAGTGAGTTTGCCCCATCCATGCCCCACGCTGTAGGATCGGATGGTTATTAATTATAAATATCATTAGGTTAGGCAACCTAAACCTGCATGCCCATCACTTCCTGATAAGCAGACACAAGCTTGTTACGCACCTGAATCCCCATCTGCAGGGAAACCGAGG